GGATAATAGTTTGTAGCACGGGAATCTGTACATCCATAAACAAGTGGTGGTGGAACAAATCCAACCCAATCTATAGCAATACCCCAAGGTCCACCACCACTATTATTAGCATTAGCACTAAGAGTATATGTGCCTGGTCCATAATAATTTGTGGTAGTGACTAAACTTTGCGTTCCAAATCCACCCATTCCCATTTCATAATTGCCATTAATATAAATTGCCCCATTATCATCCACATTAGCATAGAATTGTTGTCTGCCATAATTATTAAAAGTGATAGTCCATGAATATGTCCTATTAGGACCAGGAGTACCAGAAGTATCTCTACCACCTACATTGTAGGTGTTCATGAAATTAGACCAATTCGGCTCATAGAATTGAGGACCGCCGTTAGATCTACTAGTAAAATTAAAATCTTGTGTCATTAGTTAGGACGCACGTCGTACCAATTGGAGTTTATTAATGGATCATCGTCATCAAACCTAACTTGTATTGGTTTGTTTGATTTAATTTCAACAGCAACATCAATATCACTTACAACAATGGGGTCACTGAGAACAATATCAAAATCAGGTGCTTCTACATCATCTGATGGTATTTGTTCTAAACTATTTGGTATAGTAATATTATCGGGTAATTCATCAACATTAACATTTATAGTTTCTACTTGATTTGTAACTCCTCCCGCACCATTGGAAGACAAAGAAATATCTATAGCAAATACACCATGTAAACCATATGGAATATTAGCAACAACATTACCTGTTTTCTCTGCACCTGATTCATCCGAACTAGTTCCAGATAAAAATACATTTTGTACTTGAGTTTGGTTCGCACCAGTAGTGGAGTTTCTCATAGTATATGTAATAGTTCCATTGACACCACCACTAGCGTATCTATATGTTACTGGAAATTGTAAAGTATCTCCATAATCTATATTAGTTGGAACATTATAACTAATTTCTGGTAGTTGATATACTGAAATTGTTACACTATCACTATCAGTACCACCAAGACCACTAGCATTAATTGTGTACGTAGTGCTGGTTGATGGCGAAACTGAAGTATTTGATGTTAAAACAACAGCACCAATACCTTGATTAATAGATGCTGTGGTGCCACCAGCACCAGAAACAACCCAACTCAATGTAGAATTTTGTCCAACAATTATTGAGTTAGGAGATGCGGAAATGGTAGCAATTGTTGGTGGATAAACTGTAATGCTAGCATCTGCTGTATCATTACCTGCTAATCCAATTGCAGTCATTGTATAAGTTCTAGAACTACCAGGACTAATTGTAGTTGAACCAGAAACACCAACAGAACCAATACCTTGATTGATACTTCTTGATGTAGAGTCAGCAGTATTCCACGACAATGTAGCAGATTGTCCAGCAATTATAGTATTAGGTGATATAGTAAATGAAGTGATCTCGGCAATTGTGACTGTGAATGATAGCGTCATGCTACCATTACCACTATTGGTTGACTGATTAACAAAACTAACTTTACTGCTGTTGTATCTGGAAGTTCCACCGCCTCCTCCACCGCCGCCATAGTTACAATCAACACCTTGACCGCCGCCACCGCCGCCTGAAGAACCGCCGCCTCCACCGCCGCCGCCTCCGCCGTCTCCACCACCAGGAGAACCGCCACCGCCACCATTAGATAAACCAACACCACCAGATGAAAACCCACCACCAGTGCCGCCAGTGCCACCAGGACGTTGAGCACCACCACATGAGTAGGATCCACCTCCACCACCGCCACCGCCTCCAGCGGTAACTACAATATTTCCACCCAAATAAAATACAGATGCTGCTCCCCCACCTGCTCCACAACCAGACCATCCACTAGTTCCATCATCACCACCTTTGCCACCTTTGCCACTTCCACCAGCAATATTTCCGCCAGGACCACCAACAGCAGCACCAGTTCCACCAGGACCATTACTACCTCTAGCACCCCATCTACCAGTAAAAGATCTATTGCTATTTGATGTTGGAATAGTAAAATTACCAGATCTACCATTACCTCCACCGCCACCAGGACCACCAGAGTCAAAACCTCCAGTACCTCCTGATCCTGCTGCAATACTTAAAGAAATATTTTGAGCACCACCAGGAATTGTTCCTGATTGGCCCCCAAATGATATGTTGTAACTAACAGGTGATGAACTCATTAAACGTCCCTACTTCTTACATCTTTCCAATTTGCTTCAATTAGAGGATCAGCATCGTCAAACCTAACTTGAATTGGTTTGTCTGATCTAATTTCAACAGGAATATCAATATCCGTGACAACAATGGGGTCACTGAGAACAATATCAATTTCTGGTGCTTCTACGTCATCAGATGGTGTTTGTTCTAAACTATCTGGTATAGTAATATTATCAGGTAACTCATCAATTTCAATAGTTAATGTTGGAGTAACATTTACATTAGTTGTTCCACCACATCCCTGTGCTGATAAACTATATGAAATAAACTCAGGTCCAAAATCAGTATATACAATGGATGAATTAAATGTTTCAGTTTTTTGTGTAATATTTTTGTCACTATCATTGCCTGCCAAGTCAAATACAACATTAGCAACACTACCATCAGTATAAGTCATCAATGCTGTTACTTGAACAGTTGGTGCTGCAGCATATGTAATATCTACATTAAATTGTTCCCCATAATCTATATTAGCTGGGAAATTGGCACTAATTTGAGGTATTTGACAAACATTAGCTGTTACACTAGCAGTATCAGTACCTCCAGGACCACTAGCAATAATAGTATATGTAGTTGATGTAGATGGACTAACAGGAGTATTTGATGTCAGTAGTACAGCACCAATACCTTGATTAATAGATGCTGTATCAGCATCACCACTAACAACCCAAGACAAAGTTGGAGTTTGACCGACTGTAATTGGGTTAGGATTAATAAAAATAGTAGCAACTGTCGGTTCATAAACAGTTAGATCTACACTTTTTGTAGTTGTAGATCCTAATGCACCACCGAAATTTTTTGCAGTTATAGTGTAAGTACGTGATACACTCGGATTAACTACTACACTACCATTTAATCCAAGTGGTAAAACATTACCAATTCCATTATTAATTGATAGAAAATCAACATTAACACCAGTAACATCCCAACTTAACGTGGCGGAACCAGGGTCAATATAGTTATTAGGAGTAATTGTAAACGTAACTGTTGGTGGAGGTGGAGGTAATACAGTAACAGTGACTTGTCGTGTCGTAGTACCAGCAGGACCAACAACAGTTAAAGTATAATTTGTTGATGATGTTGGATTAACAGCAATAGTACCTGATGGATCAGAAACTACTCCTACATCTGGTAATATATTTGCTGATGTAGTGTCTCCAAATACAATCCACGATAATACTGCAGTTCCATTATATGGAATAGTAACACCACTTTGCTCATTAAAGTTAGTCTGATGATTGGGATCTGTAGAGAATGATGCCGATGGAGGAAAATCAACTGCCTGATCTGCAGACCATCTTTCACCTTGATCACTCTCTTCATAAACAACATTAATACCTTCTGCTGCACATCGTTCAATAAAATAGTTGTACGACGCTATTACAGTAGATTTTGTCATCGAACCCGAAACGTCTAGCCACACGGATACATAAGAACCTGGTGGTTGACTTCCTAGATTACAAATAGCAAACCAATCTGATCTTGAAGCAACGTTGCCGTTATCTCTAGCAACTGTAACAGTATGAGTTAATGAGTCATTAATATAACTGGTTGGTCTATTAAGTTGATCCTGCGATCGTCCTGGTTGTAGTAACCAAAACTCTCTACCAGTACCACTATTGTTGGGATATAAATCTCTAAATCTGGTCCAATCGTTAGCAATCGCCTGTGCGCTGCTACTTACACTTTGTGGATAAGGTGCTGGTGGTGGAAAACTATTATAATTATTTCTTGCCTGACTACCAACCGATTCGTCAATAATTGATATACATTGTGTCCTTGGAATTACCATATCTCAACCTCCTCAAATTTTAATAATGTAACTAACAATAATGAATGGAGTAACCACATCATCCAACTTAGTGATTCTTTCTGTGGAAATATTTAATACAGTATTCACATTATCAGCAGGGATTGAAAATACAGTATGCTGATATTGAAAATTTTGAGTGTAAAGTGTTGGTTTGGCAATTTTATGTGTGTGCGATGATAATGCCGACGTATTTGGATTTGAAACGTCTAGAACATTACCAGAACCTGAGTTACCAATATCTTGTCCATCATCTTTACCATCACCACCAACAATATGAGATGTAGTATAGTTTAGATATCCTACATCAGCATCATGAGCATGTCCTTGAAAGTTTTCGATATCAAGGAATTGTTCTGTTGATGTAGTTTCAAATTGATATTTGGGACTAGATTTAAAATCATAATTAGTTGAAACAGGAACTCCTTCAAAACTACCAATAAAGTCACATGTTAGTTGAGTTCCTTCATTACAAATAACTTCTGCTGCTGGTCCTACTCTATATTCATCTGTATCACCAACAGTTGTTGAAAGATAATCACCAACACTTCTGCTAGGAATAATAACTTTTGATCCTAAGTCAGGTAATTGAAATTGTCCTAGATCTCCAGTTTCTTCATCTGGTTCTCTAAGAGTAACATTTAGTTTTTTAAATTTAGATTCACTACCTACACCTAATACCTTACTTAAGGCAAGATATTTTTGAGCATTTTGAATTGACCCATCACACTTCAAAAATCCTGCGGGAATAATTTCCTGAAACGATGTAAAATTTGGATCATTTACACTACCAAGTGACGATGTTGCATGAGTTTGGATAGATCCAATAAATCCACCAAAATGTGCTTTAATTTGAGAGTAGTTATTATTGGTATTAAATGCCATTTTAATATGCTCGGATTACGTAGACACATGTCATGCCTGGTTGTGTCGTGTTGAGGTTTATTTGGAAAACACCAACATTTCTAGAATTATCTAGGTTTAAATTATCATTAGGAGCAGTAACATACACATTGATACTATTTTCTGGTCTCATTCCTGCTCTATCAAAGTTAACATCAAATTCATCATGGGTATGAGCAAGAATTTGATCCTGTGTTGCTGTTGATGGAGTTTTTACTCCAAAATCCCAACCAGGATTACTATTAAATGTATCATAAGTATCGAATGCAGAAGGCGCAGATAGTCCAGAATCTGACGTTCCAGCATATTCTAGAAGATCAGGATACCAGTTTGTAAGACCTGACCCTATATTTGCAATAGGAATTCCACCGATACCATAATCAACATTTCTTTTTTCTCCAGGACCTTTATTAAAACCAAAGATACCACCAGACAGAGCACCCTTCTTCAAACCAACACCTTCATTAAATGTTCTGTGGTTTAGTGGTTGATTAAGATCTGCTTGAATGGGAGTATAAGTAACCTGCTTTGGTGTCCAGTTAACTGGTGGACTTTCTGCATTAATGATAGCAAGCGTTCTGCCTGGTTGTCCACCACCAAGACCAGATCTGCCTCTATCGTAGTCTCCCATAGTATACTCTAGATCAAATTCATTATCATTTGTAATAAAAATACTACCATCACTAGTTTGAACTTCTGCAGTAAAGTTAAAGTTCAAAGATGACCATGGAATAACACCTTCTCCAGGTTGTGTAGTAGGATTAACTTTAATAGTATCATATCTACCACCATGCCCATGTCCCTTGATATGTCCTCTACC